ACGCAGTCTCCTATGTAGATATGTAAACGCCATAGCATTCACTTCCCAAGCCTCATCATTGGTAGTAGGGCCATCAATCTTCACTTGTATAGCTTTGGCTGTCCCAAGTGTTGGTAAGCGTTCAATGTTTGTGACGCTAGTATTTGGCTCTCCAGCCCATGTGGTAGCCGTAGCCGCTGGAGGAGTGGCTCCCCATGTGCTCGTATCCCAACTGCCACCCGTAGATGCTTCTGTTTGAACGCCAAAAGGCATTTCTTTCGTGTAATCAGAACTGTTGTAATCGACATACAGCTTTGCTGTTAAAGCAACCGTATTGTCTGAGCTAACAACGATGCGCGGCTTCCCCCAGCGTTTCCGCACAATAGGGTTGCCTCCCACAAGCCAACTCGACGTGTACGAACTATCTATATGAGAAGAAGCAGAACCATAAAAATCTGATTCTAGATTCTGTTCTAAATGAATGACACGACCTGTATTTTCCTCGCATCCTGCTAGAAGTTCTTGTGCCGCATTAGGTGGAGCAAACGCCAACATGACGTTGGCATCTATGTCAGTCATAGTCCACGCTCCAGGGCCATCGGGCACCCCCAACGTAGGGTCATAAATCAGTACCCGCCGTTTAGCGTTACTTCCGCTTGTTTCATCCCAATCAACAGAAACATATAAACGGTTTTTGAACCAAGCAATTTGCGGCGGACTATTGAATTGCAGCCTGCCATCGTCGATTGCTGGCATAAGCTTCTCAAAGACCCAGTTAAACGAGTTCCCGTCATAAAGGTAAACGCCTTGCCTGTCATACCAGAAGAACACTCCATAAGGAGTTGAGACAGGAGAGGAAAGGGAAACTGCGCCAACATCTTGGCTTAAAGCAACAAGACGAAACGAATCAGTGCTATATCCATATAAAGCATGGACGCTGTTTGTTTTGAATATGAGTAAACGATCAGCGAAAGGTACAAGAGCCGATAATTCATCGCCTCGTTCTCCGACGTTTACATCGACATAGTCGTAATCAAACCATGTTTCTGGGTCATCGAGCTTAGACCAACGAACCCGATTCGGATACGCTGTTCCACCTTCAGTGCTGTGAGCTACCCAAGCATGGTTATTCCAATGGCAAGTATATTTAGCTATAGGGTAGTTACCCGCTGAACCATTAATGTTTGAAGCCAGGTTTGAAGCAGTGGTGCCGTCATAAACAAAAGACGCAGCATCTCCCGAAACTCCATAAAACTTGTTGTTAGTTGTTTGCCCATACAAACGATCATTGTTTGTTACCGATACTCCCGAAAGGGCAGTAAAATTACCTGTGGCGGACTCGGCGATAGTAGTGCCATGCGAACAGATAACTCGAGGTGTTCCCCCATCAGGGGTGAACTGCGCCAACCCAGTAACATCTTCGAGCAGCGCTGTTCCGTTACGCACATTTACGCCGAGACGCATTTTGATGCCACCTCTAGGGTCCACATCAACGTTGAGCATAGCTGGGCTCTCTGAAGGAGCAAGATTAAACTGGTCTGATCGTAAATTCAAACCGCCGCTAAAGTCTTGCAGCATTTGTAATTTGAAGCCATCTCGTGCCATTCCTACTCCCAGGAATATCGCAAGCGATCAGGCATGATGCTTTGCGAACGCCACCTGGAAGCAAGACGATCATTGATAACCAGCGGTTGTGGAGCAGGACTGTCCAAATGGCGGGCTCTAAGATTATCTAACTCTCTAATGAATATATTAAAATACGAAGCAGCCATATCAAGATCTTCTTGCTGTTCGTAAGCTCGACTCACACCGTAAGTAGCTATCAGAATATGGAAAGGTTCTGGAAAGTCACTAGGTGAAGTTCCATCAACAGAACCCGCCCCAAATGCTGACGGATTTTTGTATCCACGAACATGAATAGTTTTGGCACCGCCAGGAGTTGGATAAATTCTGGCTGTTTCGCCCCAATAACTCCAGTAATACGGATCTCCGCTACTGGCAGCATCTATAGGGTAGACAACGTCTGCGTCATCTCGACCCAAGAACGTCAGTACCCAATCATCTGTTCTTAAAGCCTGGATTTCTCGTAAGCCGTTAGTCACAGAAGCACCAACAGTCGCTATTGGGTAATCTTTTTGTAAACCTACTGTGTCGAAAGTTGTTGAAACTTCATACCAGGGCCAACGTTTTTCGCTGTAAACAATTTGGTCGTAACCTTCACCCAGGAAACGGTTTAATACATCATCGGAAATGTCGCTGCTGTCAATCTCTACAACGCTTCTAATATATGAACGCATTTCTTCGATTTGCATAAACCCTACTCAGGTAGTTGTGAATGGAAAACGCAGCGATTCGTTCCAACCATTGGTGTCGCTTTGCATGCCTCACCAGATTTAGTAGTGGATACACATTTATCTGCAACAATTTCGCCAGCGTAAGCTGGGACCTGCGAGACTTTTCGATCACCCACATATTCGACAGTTAGCCCTTGGGCGTCATCGCTAGGTTGACCGTAAATTCTTGCGTTTTTGCTGTATCCGACTTGGAGGCTATGAGGCATAAGTTCCTAACTATTGGGGGGATGAGAGCCGAAGCTCTCACCCCCCACCGTGTGGCTACTTATCAGCTAACACCCTCTAGGTAACCTTGACGGTCCCTATTTGAGCAGGTCAACTGTCCATAGCAAAGGATTTGGCTAAATACCGCATCCTGGTTTGTTGGGCGCACGAACGGCGTTGGCTTAAACCAAGTATCCGAGTGACGCACAAGTTGCAGGTACTTCGTGTTCAGCATGTAGATAACACCGTCGGCGTTAGCTGCATCGAAGGTCCACGGAGCGCCTTTATACATTAGATTCTGGAATCCTGCGTCCGCCATGTCCGTATCGGTGTAGCGGATGTTGCTGGTTAACAGAGCCTCATAGCTTTCATAGTCATCTGCTTTTGAGATGATTATGGTGGGCTGGTCGTTGCCGACGCTTACGCTGTTGTAGCGTGTCGCCAGTTTCGCCAGAGTCAAAGCACCAGTTGTGGTTGTCGCTTGCGACTTCCAGAACGAGTTGCCTGAAACTGACGGGTCAATTCCACCAAGTGTGTTAGCTGTAAGAGCGGAATCGTTCACGATGTTTGTGAGTCCGTTCCAGTCCTTGCCACTGTTGCCAGCGCCGTCAGCGTGGAACATGGTGTTCATGTTCTCAATGATGGATTCTTGTGTTTGGAAGATTTTGCCTTCGAGAAGGTCAATAATTTGAGCTTCGCCGTTGTTTTTGGCTTCTTCCATACCGTTGATCGTTACGGTAGCCGCATATTGACCCCAGTTGTACTCAGCAGCCGAAATGCCTGTCTGAGCCGTAGTGGCAATAGTGTCGGTTCCGCTGTACGAAGCAGCGGTATCGTTCGCTCCATAGATGATTGGAACAACAATCTTTGCGCCACCGCTAACTGTTCGCATTGTTGACGAGTTTGTCAACGCATAGAACAGTGGACGGGCCGAAAAGACGTTGTCAACCAGCTTAGGGACGTAGTTGTTGAGAGTCGTAGTCAGAATCTCATCGAAACTGCTGTTACCAGCCATTTTGAAATACTCCTAAAAGGTTAAGTGCCTAATTCTTCTTTTGCCAATGCAAACGCTTCTCTGATACTGGTAACACTTTTCGGAGCTTTGGTTTGGGTTCCCGCTTGGGTTGACCCGCCAGGTCGAACAACAGCAGCTGCTGAACGCTTATTTTCTATAATATCGCGTTCTTCCTGCAACTTATCCGCTGTTGTTTTGACGTTATTGAACTGCCAGTGAGCATACGCTGCATCAAGATTAGCTATCTTGTTTTTGACCGCATGGTTTAACAGATCTTGTTTGTCAAATTCTCCGTACTGTTCTTGTAGTTTCAGAACTTCACGTTCTACTGATCGCTGACGCTCTGCAGCTTCTTGTTGCTCAATTTTGGCTTCAAGAACTCGAAGTTTCTTTTCCGTCGGGTCAAGAAATTCGTCGTCCTCGATATCGTCACCTAAAGCCAGAGAAACATCTAGCGTTTCCGCTAGTGCATGCAAAGTCGCTTTAGGGTCTGATTCCAAAGCAGCAACAATCGCTTCAGCTTGTTGAAGCCGTTCACGTTCAGCCGATATATCCTGCGTTTTGCGTGTGTAGTCCGCTTGACGCTGATAACCGTTTTGAAGTT